TTTTATATATTTGACGACTGAGGTTATAAAAATACATATAATTATACCATTACATATAACATAATACCAAATATATTCATAAAGACCTAAAAATGTTGTTAATAACATAGCAATCATAACATAAATAGTATATGCTAAAATACCATACATATTGTTATTTTGTATACTATATAATGGTAATAAACACGCTAAACAATTAAGTATAGTTAAGATATTATCATACACAAGTATATATTGTATACTTAATGCAACTAAAAATACATTTAACCAAGTTATCATGACCGAATCAAATAATTGATATTCAGGTTCTTGCTGTTGAACTTGTTGAGTTTCGTTAGTATGTAAAACATCTACCACAGGCGGTCTTTCTTCTTCATAATTTATACCTATAATGGGAGTTCCATCAGGTTGTCTAATTTCATTATAGTACATAAAAGAATAACTTGTTTTTCTTTTATGTATTTTAACTGTAAAGGATTTTGTTTTAATTGTAATGCACCTTTAAATCCTTATATTAAATCGAATAATTATGAAGTTCGTGAACTTATTAGGAAATATAGACGTATTAACCCAATATGGTTATACAACAATGAAATGTTCTATAAGTTTTATGGACGTGAATTAAAACGTGTATGTTTTTCCTGTTTTACGCATGTTAAAAAACCAAGTATAAAACAATTACGTTTTAGAGAAATAGGTAAAACTAAAAATCTAACAGTTCAACCTCTCTCATTAAAAAAAGAAGATATTTTATTTTGGTATCAATCTTTACACAGGTACGTTTCCAAAAATTTTAAAAACAGACAAATGATCGTGTATAACTTCATTTAAAAAATTATATATAATAAGTAGTATGTGTGATACAAGTGGTCCAAATACAGGGTCTATAATATCACTGAATGCAATAGGTAAACAGGATACGTATTTGATAGAAAATGATCAGACTAAATCTTTTTTTACAAATACAAGTAAAAGACGACATTCTAATTTTACAAAATTTCATAAAAGTACTGTTATTAATAAACCATCTAATGCTTCGTCAAATTGGCCATTTAATGAGAGTGTTAGCGTAACACTTAACCCGAGAAATATGGGTGATCTGTTATCAAATATGTACATTTCACTTGAGATACCAGGAGTTTCCAATGCTAATTTTAATTATTCCGATCAAGTTGGTCGTCACGTTATAAAGTCAGTGACTATGCGTGTAGATGAACTCGTCATTGAAAAGTTTCACGCAGATTGGGGTATAATTCATGACGAACTTTATTTAGACGAATCGGAAAAAAGAACTTTAAGATACTCTATAAACAGGAATTTAGCACAAGGTACATCTATAGCAAATAAGTCAGTATTATCACAAAAAAAATCAAAACTTTTTATTCCCATACCGTTATTTTTTTCAAGAAAATACGAAAACGATGAGTACGAAACTAATAAACCTAACCGACCCTATTTCCCAACGTGTGCTATACATAAACAAAAAATACAATTTGATATTGAATTTTTTCCACAAAATTTCTTTACAGACGATACTTCTACTTTATCATTGAGTAGTTTTGACATTATTACCGAAGAAATAACAATTGAAAATGCAGAACGTATGTATTTGAAAAATGAAAAACAAACTCTTATTACAGATATAGTACAAAAACATCCTTCTCTTCTTGTAAATTCAGGTGTTTCTAATACAAAAATAGAACTTATACCTAAAATACCGGTTAAATCAGTTAACTGGTTTTTTAGAAAAACTTTATTCGAAAATGAATCTATATCGAGAGGACCAGGTTTCGATAATTCAACCGATAATAATAAATACTACTTCCATAATAGATATAATTTATCTACGCAAGATACGTATTCAATTAGTAATGAATTTTATAATCCTCCAATGTCAAGTGCTAAAATTTTTGTAAACGGGGAAGATATACCAGGGTTTCAAGATACTGATCATAAATATTATAAATATACCGTACCATTCTTGTCTCGATTAGCACGACCTTTACGAAATATATACACGTTTGCATTCTCGATGAATCCGGTAAATGTGGAACCATCGGGAAGCTTGGATTTTAGTCAGTTACAATCTAACAGAACTGTTTTAGATATTAAAATGACAAATGGTTTAACTGACGATTATAATTTACATATTTATTATGTAGGTTATCAAACATATACGTTTGAAAACGGGTATATTAGTCGTGCTTATTAAATAACTTATTTTTATTATTTTTTATGTATTCGATTATATTATTTTTTATACACCACCTTATGAAATTTAACTGCGCAACAGTCGTATGAATTTCATCAGATGTACCTGGTATTATGTAACTAATTTTATCGGTTCTACAAAAAGGATCAAATAACTTTTTACTGTATCCATCCAAACTCGATTTATAAGCACAATGAACACTGAAAATTTTTCCATCGTTAGTTTTGTACATTAAATTATTTTTTTTAGAATAATTTGTTATGAACCATTCAAGATTCCTCAAAGAGATACCACCCGATTTGTTTAGTATTTGTTTTAATACATCTTTATTCTTAGATTCTTTATAAAAACCATCTATAGACGTTAATAATATATCTGATTTATTCATCTTATATATTTTTATTAATTTAACTTTAAGTTTATTTAAAAACTGTTTTTGTAATAGGTAGTGGTAAACATTCGTCATCCGATGTATTATTAGATGAACTACTACCATTACCTTCATATTGAATTTTACTCCAATTGGAAATAACAGGGACGTCATCAATCTTTAAACTTTTCGCGTGACTTTTACAAAATTTATATAACCCTACCGTCCATTTAGCAGATTTCATACATATTTTACCATTATTTGATATCCCACAACACAATTTGTTACATCCAGAATCTCGAGTATGTGTATCAATTATATACTCTAAACAAGATGATATATTAATAAGTCCTTTTCTTTCTTGTGATAAACGTTCAATCGTTTTACATTTTATAATATCAAGTCTTTCTATAGCTGTATTATGGATAGCATTACTTAACCTAAACTCAATTCGTGCAGTTTCTCTTATATCTAACATTTTTGGAAACGGTACATCTTCATCTTTATAAACATAATCACATTTTTTAATAAGTTCGTCAAACGGTATTTTATATTTTTCTGAAATTTTACGATACATGTGAATGAGTTCGTATTTTATTAGATTTTTCATATTTTTTTCAAAAACCTCGATCGTTTGTGAAAAAGTTGTAATATCCATATTCTTATAATATAATGTATTTTATTTTTTAAGTTTAAAAATGTCTGATATACGTTTCTGTTTAGGATCGTAATCACATAATTTACTTCGTTTTTCGGGTTTAGAACGTGTTATGAGTTCACCAAATATTTCTTCTTTGGGATTCTCAAATAATGGTTCTATGAGGTCACATATAGGGTTAATAAATTTATTAAGAAAATAATAAGGGTAATCTATATCCATTTTATTATCGACCGCATATTTCGGATCTTCAGCCTTCTCGTAAGCTTTTGCTCTAGGATCCCAAGTTTTACATAAAATATAAGGAACTCTATCACCTGATTGTGGCTCAGAACCAGGTTGTCTATCACGCATCTTATTACGAACCTGCACGTGCGGTAGATTATCAGACTTATACGAATCACCCAATTGTTGCGAAAGTATAAGTTTTTCATTAGGTACGTCACCTTCTAATAACTCGACAGCTCGTTGCAAAGCTAAAGCTTTAGGTGTACTCGTATCGTTACTTTCCAATATAACATCGAGTAACTCTTTGGAAACTTCACGCATATAAGGAGTATTATCACGGCGAACAAGTTGAAGACCTTTCACATCTATATAATCCATATTCATTTTACCATCTTTACCTTGTGTCCATAGTTTTGCCGCATACCTTTTCTTTGAATACAAAAAATACGGATAATACACCTTTTCAAGTTCGAGATTATTTGGTTTCTTAAAAAGTTTTGTACACTCTTCCGCCGCGCGTTCACCAAGTTCCCAACTATATTTAATAGCCTCCTCACCTTTACGTTCACCTACATCAAATTCAACCATTACACTATCCGTATCGCCGTACCTTACCTTTGCACCCGGGTAATGTTTCTCTACATAATTCTTTGTATCTTCAATCATCATACGTCCTTTCATTGTTGTTGAAGACGCTATAGGTACACATGGTAACATACCTTTAGAAGCACCGGTAAAACCGTATACAGAATTCATTGAAATCTTATACGCCAATTGTTTACCGTTATACATCTCTTTCAAAGACCCCGTCGAATTAGCCATATCTTTTTTAGCCTGTTTTCTAAACTGTTTAAGTTCTGTTAAGATACTTGGTATAAGACTCGGTACATTTTGTACGAATTTATAATTTCCAAACGTTTCGATCTCTAAATCAGGGTATAATTTTTTATTTTCATATACAGGATCCATTATCAAAGTAGAATAACACAAATTGTGTCCCACCATTATAGACGGGTACAGGGCTTCAAAATCAAGGGCGGTTATCGGTGTGTAATACGCACCCTTTTGCGCCTCCAATACAGTTGCACCTTCATACCCATCGACGAGACCCTGTCCCCACTCTATAGTAGGAACAAGGTACCCCATTTCTCTCGCTTTTTTAGTTAACTGACTAAACACTTTAATCTGTTGTCCTCTCTCGACTAAATAACATAACGGGACCCATGTCGCCTTTGCCATTTCAAGAAGATTTATAAGTGTACATAATTTAGAAAGTAATTTATGCGGAAGTAAAGTATCTTTTATACAATATTCCGCAACCTCGCGTAGTTTTATAGGGTCTTCCTCTCTAAAACGAGCAAACATTTCTTTAGCAGGCATATCAATCTTTTGATCACCCAAATATAATTTAGAAACGTTATCGAGTTTATACGAATCAAGTTTATACCCCTTTTTAACCTCGTGAAACATATCAAAAATGAAACGACCGGGTATAGGTAATAATTTAAGTTCATTATCACCAAGTGCACTCGAAGACAGTTTTTTTACTTTCATCTCACACGTATGACCCTTAAGCTTACTCATTTCATAAAATTCAGGCGAACACCTAACCATATTAGCTCGTGTCATAATATAATTCATATCAAAACCAAATATGTTCCAACCGGTTATTATATCTATATCCATTTCTACCATATATTCACTAAACGCTTCTAACATTTTACGTTCAGAATCGTAACTTAAAATAGTACATCCTTCAAGCTCACTATCTGTTTGTTTATAACAAAAACAGGTTTTATTATAAGGAACATCGCTACCAAAAGAACACAGGGAAACTGCAATTTGAAAACAACAATCACCTAATATCTCAGCATCAGGAAATTTACCAGTCGAGCTATTACATTCAATATCAAGAGATGCAACTACAAAAGGTGCAGTTTCAGGTTTATCGACCGGTTTTAAATTTTTCCAATTATTACACGTTATATCAATATCAGTATTTGCACAATTTGCATCAGTACAATCACTCCCAGAATCTAACCACCCAGTTGACTGAATACCAGTTGTATGCATTAATCTGAGTACCGGATCCAAATTAGACTCGTAAAGTTTCAATTTTATCTCTTCACCAGTATATTTCCATTGTCCGATTTCTTGATCGTTTACAATATTAAATACCCATTCATACATTTTCAAAGGTCTTTTCAGAGTATACCCAACTTTACGACGATTCGCGAGTGTATCAAAATTAAGTTTCATAAAATAAAATTTTTTACTATTCTGAAATCCCCAAACATCCATAGAAGACTGTATATCGTAACTCATTTTTAAACCAGGGCACGCCTGTTTAATACTATCGTAATATAACTCAGCACGTTTATCGTAACCATCAGTAGGTAATTTAATAAAAAAATAAGGAGGAAAGTGCGTAGTGAGACATATAGATTTACTACTCTGTGTCTTACCAAATATATGTACTAAATGTTTGTCATCTTTGTCTTCAGTTTCCCAGGTAAGTGCCTGAAAGACGACCATTTTTCTTATTACGTTATCGCTCGATTTTTTTAATATACTATATTAGTAAAATATGTCAGCTGCTTTGATCGATCTAGTATCAGTAGGTGCACAAGATGTGTACATCACAGGCGACCCACAAGTCTCATTTTTCAGACAAAACTATAAACGTTATACCAACTTCGCGATAAAACCAGAACGTCTCGATTATATCGGTTCATTTACAGCTGGTGCCGAAATCAAAATTCCAATCCGGTCAAAGGGTGATCTTTTAAGCTATGTTTGGCTCGAAGGTACTAATATTAACACCCACCATGAAGTAGCACCCACAACAAGTTTATTTAATTCTCGATCAAACCCAACAGAATTTTCTCTTTGGATAGGTGGTCAAGAAGTGTGTAAATTGGATGCTCTCTATGTTGCAGGTGTTCATAACGTTCTCTATAACGAATCTCAGGCAAAGGCTTCCACTGCTACAAATACCAGGGGTGTAGAAGCAAATTCTAGTACGGGTAGTTACGTCATACCATTCTTTTTCAGTGAAGACTGGACCAAATCCTTACCACTCGTCGCGCTTCAATATCATGAAGTTGAAATTAGAATCAAGTGTAGAACTGGTGGAAGTAGTGATCTCGGTGCGATATCACCAAAAGCGTATGCCTCGTACGTGTATTTGGATACAGCCGAGCGTGAATTCTTTGCAAATAACGAACACGAACTCCTCATCACACAAGTTCAATACCAACCAATGAGCAAAGATGATACGTCGGTCGACCTTTCGTACTTTAACCACCCAGTTAAGGCCGTTCATATCACCGCATCTACACAAACTAATATTTGGTCATTTACCGAAGGTACCATGTATATAAACGGTACACCACTTTTCGAAAATATGACAAGTGAATATCACACAAAGGTTGTTCCAGGTAGACACTGTTCCGTTCTCCCAGAAGCACTAGACACTGAACCAGTAGCCACGTGGCCATTATGTCTTACAATGAATAAATCACAACCAACAGGTTCACTCAACTTTTCGCGTATCGATTCCGCGAAATTAGACTTAAAAGGTACCACAAACGGTAGTTCAGGTGTTGTAGGTGCTGTTCGTGCATACGGTGTCAACTATAACATTCTCAGGATTAAGAATGGTATGGGTGGCGTCGCATTCGGTAACTAATTTAATAAGTAATAATATATAATATGCATACACAAGCCATTTTACTTTCTATAATATTAGGTACAATATATTACCAAATAATGGAAAACTCAATACCAACAGAATCAAATTGTAGTTATATGGCAGCACCTGTCACAGATTTCCTTGCGTTTATATGGGGAGCTATTGTTGTATATTATGGTTTTGAATACGATAACATTATATTAACTACACTTGGTTCGACTGTCATAGTAGAACACATTTATCAACTTAAAAGAAAATAACATTTACAGTGTACCCGTAGAACCAAAACCTCGGTTCGCACGCATAGTTTTTTGTAATTCATTTACTTCTTGTATAAGAGGTGTCGAACACTTCTCTAAAATTAACTGAGCAATTCTTTCCCCTTGTTTAATTTCGAACGGAACTGATCCGAGATTAAATAAGCAGACCTTAAGTTCACCCGTATAATCAGGGTCAATCACACCCGCACCAACATGAATTCCGTATTTTACAGTTAAACCCGATCTTGGTGCTATGCGACCATAACACCCCAATGGAATAGTCGCACACACACCCGTACTCACAATATCCCTAGAATTTGGTTGAATAACCAAATCGTTTAAACTGTATAAATCGTATCCAACTGATCCCGGAGACGCGCGTGTCGGTAAAGTTGCATCTAGTGTTAATCGTTTAATTTGAAGTGTTTCTGGCATTATATTTTATTTATATACTCAAACTTTCTTTAATTTATTTAATCGTCTCACAACTATCCATAAAATTATCAAAAGTATAACCGTTTGAATAAAAAATACATCTCCATTCGTTACATTATACCCGATAATAGGAATACGAATAATACCATAATCTTTAGTATGACATATCGTTTTTTCACCCCTATTATACAAATACTTTGTTAAGTCTTCTACTATTTGAGGACAATGCCTTTTGTACCTATTCGTACTTATTTCACCTCCCATTATATTATCTTCATCCGTCCAAAACGAATTTTTATAATCAACCTTTTTATTTAAATTTTTAATACCATTTGTCTCCATATCAATGTGCGTTGAATGCTTATGGTTTATTATTTTTTGTGCACCTTCACGTGTAATAAAATATGCCGCTGTCGACCCCGAATACTTAGTATTTTTATCTTTTGTTTTAGGACATATACCATCACAGTGTAAACTTAGATAATCCCAATCTATATTATCAAGTTTCTTTTCCAAGTGAGCAACGTTAGTAAATAAAGGAAAAGCATCGTCTTCCATTATTAAAGCAACGTTATAAGGATCATTATCTAAAAAATGTTTAAGTGCTTGTATATGACTATACGTACACCCAATAGCAGATCTAGAAGCAAAACTATCGATTCCAAAAAGAAAATCAAAATGTTTTTTTATTTCGATTTCACTAATGTCATCATACATATACCCACTTATACGCGTAGGATATATACCAACCTCGTTAAGTTTATTTTCCTGAACCTCGTACCGTTTCTTTTGCAAATCCAAATTTATAACATATGTATTAAAATACATTCTATATTATATTAACATTATATTTAAAAATATAAGTTCAATACTAATTAATAATGAGTTTGAAAATCATAATGGGAAACATGTTTTCGGGTAAAACGTCAGAACTCGTTCGACGTTTAAAAAGGTACGAGGTTATAGGAAAACGTATACTCGTCATAAACTCGTGTAAAGATACACGGTGTGCAGAAGACGTTCTACGAACACACGATAACATGAAATTTGATTGTGTAAAAACAAATAATCTTAACGAACTCAATTACCAAGACGTGGATGTAATAGCCATAGACGAGGCACAATTTTTTATAGGGTTAAAAGTTTTTGTAGAAAAAGTACTCACACGTGGTAAAACAATTATATTAACAGGTCTCGACGGTGATTATAAACAGGATAAAATAGGTGAAATTTTAGATTGTATACCACTTGCCGATAAAGTTTTCAAATTATCAGCTATGTGTATGGAATGTATGGACGGAACACACGGTCCTTTTACGAAACGTATTGTTAATAGCGATAAAGTTGAACTCGTAGGTGGTAAGGAAATGTACATGGCCGTTTGTAGAAAACACCTTTAGAAAAAATATTCAATTATACTAAATGGATTCCCAACCCGAAAAAAGTGCCAATTTAACCGATGTTCAATTCTTTTTGTTTACCATGCCAACTATAGTAACTTTAACATTAGCATTACTCATATTACTCGATAAACGTGCAAGACAAAACCCAATAGCGTATATATCCCTATTCTTATCGGGTGCACACTTATATCATCATTACACACTCACAAGATTACAAAACAAGATAAAGTTATAAATAGTATAATATACAATTAAAAATGTTTATGATCGAAGAACCTTACGGATTATCACAATTTCAGTGTTGGTTAATATCACTCACACTCGGAATCGTTTTAATAAAAAGAAAACGTCGCGGTGAAAATTATCTTGACGAATTATAAATGAATGCGTTACAGGGGAAAGCACCTTTCATGAGTACCGTATTTGCAAACCTTATTTTTCAGGGTCTCGTCGCGTACCAATCCGCTAAAACCGTCATAGAAAGCCCATCGTATAGCGAATTCATGGCCAGAAATGCACTGTTTAATTTACTCCTTTTAATAGGTTTATTTTTAGTACTCGTATTTACTAAATTAAGTTTACCGTTTAAGTTTGGTCTATTCACGATCATATCGATTCTCATGGGTGCTTACCTTTCGCCACAAGCTAATATAAAAGAGGCACTTTTAGAGGTCGTTACTATATTCATAGGTATGTTTATACTTGGTCTTCTTAGCGTCCAATTCGGGTTCGATTTAAGACCACTCGGTGTACTCTTATTCTTCGGACTCTTAGCGCTCATACTCTCGCGACTCTTTAGCCCCGGTGAAAAGAAATACGCAAAGATAGGGTCGTTACTATTTGCCTTATTTGTTGTTTTTGATACGAACAATATCTTAAAAAAGAATTACGGTGGTGATTTTATAGATGCATCACTCGATTATTTCTTAGACATAATCAATTTACTCCAGTATAGAATGGACGATTAACATATTTTTCTGCCAAAGTTTTCCTTTAGTATAAAAATATATGTCAATGATAAGAATGAGTTCTAATAGAATTAATAATAATAATTCATCAAATAATAACAAAACCAATACAAATGAAAATGAAAACGAAACCATAAAAAGAAGAAATAATAATAATGTTGGGTATAACCTTAATAAAAACAGGTTAATATATAGACCAAAAACAATTATTAAAAATAATAATAAAAATAGAAATAAAATTGTTAGTGCCAACCGTAAGGTTTATACTGGTAAAGTAAGAACGTTACCTTTAAAAAAAATAGTAGAAAAAAAATATTTAGTTCCAAACAATACCACAGCGAACAAAGTATATAGACAAAGAATGGGGAAGACGAAAAAATGGGGCAAGATTCACGCTTCTTCAAAAGTTCGTAAACCAATAAATAGATATAGAGGTGTGGTAGCGACAAATAAGAAAAGTATACTTGAGACTTTCCCTAATAATGTATCACAAACTAATATACGTCCAAATACTACTAAAAAGTTACCAAACAGATTAGGTGAATTTGTGAATCGGGATTTTAACACGCTTGTTAATAATGCTAATAATATATTTACAAGAGGTCTTAAACTAATATATAGTAAATCGGTGTATACCCAGATAATAAAATTTTTATCAAATAAAAATACAAACAGTCGAAAAGGAATAATTGCTAAACAAATAGAACAAATAAAAAATAATTACATTTCACTATCTGATAGTATGAAATCAAGAGATTTTAATAAGCGTACACAAGACGATACAAATTTTGAAATAGATTTCTTATTTCTTATATGGTTGGATTTAACACACGACGGATCAACAAAACGGACTTTTCAGGAATTCTTAAAATCAAATTTTAAAAACATATTCATAAAACGTGATATTACATTACCTCGTGGAAATACACCCATGATTAACAATATTTTAGGTTTATACACTACTGATACTGGTATTAAACAGGGTACTGATGGTAATATATCTAAAAAAGGTACGGCGAGTTGGGAAAAAACAATTAAACATAATTTAGATCGTATATTTGGAATAAATGAAGGTATTAGTATCTTATCCACACAAATAAATGTGAATTCTATTAAGTCAAACGTTAAAAATCCTTTATTAGTTCATATTGATTCTGAAAGTAAAAGGGGTGTAATAACAAAATTACAAGAGAGAAGTAAATTAGGGGATAAAAGGAAAATTATGAAATTTAACAATATAACTAATCTAATCGATCCAGGTGTTTATAAATCCGATTCTTTTGAATCTGAATTATCTCCATTTCTCACACAAAACTCACCAAAATCTCGTCACTATTGGAATTTTGACGAAACAAATTTTAAAATTGGAAATCTATGGATAAAACCAACATTAAATGACACTTATATATTAAATAATGGTAATCGTGAAGTAAATGCTGGTGTATCCAGAGCACAAGCGAACGCGGCAGCAAATACAAATATTAATACCATGCTTGGAAAATTTTTAGGTGATTTTGCACAAATATTATTCTTAGCTAATTTGAGTCAATCAAAACCAGGTATAGCACTAGGAACTAACGATGCTATGATGTCAGCAATGTATATTTTTATATTTACGCGTTGTAAAATTCGAAATCCACCACTTTTAATAATAGATACCGGTGAAAATAATAGTGCACTTTTTTACGGGTTTAATGATAGTAATTATATAAATTTAAGTAAAGGTGCTATAAATACGAGCGTACATAAAATTAAAACAATTCAAAGAGCCCCTAATACCAATATGACTATGCGTAATAACAGGTTTCCATCATCGTCTAAACGAACTAGAACAGTGTCAAGACTTACTACGATTAACGAAAATTTTAATTCACCATCACCACTAACTAATAAAAAACGTAAAACTAATACTCCTCCTCCCAAAAAACAATCTTTATGGGAAAAAACGAAAAAGGCGTTGTTCAAAAAGAAAAAATAATTTTATAACTATATAATAAATGTTCCGAGTTCATTTAAAAAAGAGTCCAAGACTTGATAAAAAGTTCCGCGTCACGTTCGAAAACGAACGTTACGTTGATTTTGGCGCGAGGGGGTACTCAGACTATACACTACACAAAAATCCTATGCGAATGCGTTCTTACGTAACGAGACACGGCGGGTTCGTCCCACACATGGTTCACAAACAAACCGATCCTAAACTCGTTCACGTAAACATGCTCGATGTTACTAAAAGCGATACAGAAAACTGGGGTAAAACAGGTATCTATACGGCAGGGTTTTGGTCGAGGTGGCTTCTTTGGAGCCAACCTACTTTGGAAAGTGCTAAAAAAACAATGACTAAGAAATTTGGTTTAGTTTTTCTTTAATACCGCGTTTTTTAAGGTTCGCTTTCAAAGCGGTCATCAAATTCGCGCGAGGGTTACGTACCATGGGACGTGGAGGTGGAGGTGGAGGTGGAGGAGGAACAGGTACACGTCGAACTGGTGTCAATGTTGTTTTCGAAGGTTTTGCTTTTGGTAAAGGTACGTTAGAACCAGACATGGTTTTAAATAGGGATCTACACGTACGTAAAAGTTTTTTTGTCTCTCGAACCTGTATTTCCAAAGCCGGTGCTTGTCGTCTTTGAATTTTCATATCGAGCTCTTTTTCAGTTAAGGGTACGCGTTTACCTTTAATCTTTTTTGTTACACGAATACCGAGTCGCTTCGCTTCAACTTTTAATGAATCAATCTTCATTTATATTAACCAATAAAATTTTATTAAGCTAAAAAAAATTGTCCGTTCTATACATTTTAGCCTGGAATGAACCCGTTTGTCCTAAAACCGAAACGGATTCATTACCATAGAATTCTTGACATCCAATATCTTCCATACAATCACGTGCATTGTGTGTAATAGGAAGCGGATATTTCTGATCACCTGGTGTGACTGTATAATAATGGTACCTATCGCGTCTCCCACGAACCTCTTTACCGTACAAGGGTAAAGTTTCCTCATCTGAACCCATCAATATACCCATTTGTTGGACATGCCCGGGTTTGTATTGTTTGATTGGTGGATCTCTATATTCTGTCTCGACTGGAACACGTACTGGTACTTGAACCGGTACTTGAACTTTTACAGGGACTTTTTCTTGTTTTTTAATAATTATAGGGTTATAAAACTGATACACAATAACTGCGATAAGTAAGATTACAGTAACAATTAATATTTTTGTTTTATTCTTATTAGTAATCTTCATTTATATTTACGTATATTTTTTATTTGTTCTAAACAATGGAGAAAAGTCAATTCGTTTTAATCTAAACTGTACAAGTAACCATAAAAAGAATAAAATACTTTTTAATAAATTGTTCGCAGATGTATCATCCATTTTGTATATAGGTCCGACAACACGTCCAAAAAAAGTTTCTTCTTTTTTATTTCCTGTAACAGCCATTTCCATTTGCGTTAATGCACATGTATCATCGTTCACAGACCAATGGTAAAAAATAAAAGGTACCAAAAGTGAGTAAAATTCTAAATTTTGTTTATTTTTCATGAATGGAACTACAAGCATAGTTATAAGGAAAAGTAAATGGATAAAAAATATAATGTTCATATCTATTAGTATGAGTGAAGAAAAGAAACTGCCTAAAATATGGCATCCACAACAGGAAAAAATACTTAAAGCTTGGGGTGAAGCCGCTGCCTGTTATAGATATATGCATTACCAGGCGTATTGTTCATACAAGAATCAGAGTATGAAATTCACAATACCTCTTATAATAGTAAGTACTATTACAGGTACGGCGAACTTTGCTCAAGAAACATTTCCTCCTACTGTCCAACCTTTTGTACCATCCGCGATTGGTGGTTTGAACCTTATAACTGCCATCGCAACGACAATAATGCAATTTCTTAAAATTAATGAACTCATGGAAGGTCATCGCGTTGCTTCGGTCCAATACGGTAAAGTTTCGAGAACTATTCGACTCGAATTAACATTACCACTTTCAGAAAGAACACAAAACGGTACAAATATGATAGAAAATATGCGTGCGGAATACGATCGTTTAATAGAACAATCCCCAAACGTACCTAAATATATAATAGACTCTTTTGAAAAAGAATTTCCCGATGATAATGCATTTTTCAAACCAGAGATCATGCATATTCAACCAATAACACCTTTTAAAGCTATAGCAGAAAATACAATAATGACAAAATTGAAAGATGCTGTAGGTGGTACAGCAAAAAGAGAACTTAAAAAGGAACTCGATGATATACGAGGTAACGTACAAACTGCTAAGAAAACAATAAAAGCTGATATAGAAGGTAAACAACAACGTATAAATGAAATATCGGATTTAAAAGAAAAAGGACTCGTTAGTTTGAAAGGTGATCTCATGAAAGAAATACGACGAAGAACTGAACTCATGGAAGTTGTGACTGAAATACCCAAAGACGAAACTGATACTACAGAATCTTCGACAGACGATTCGAAAGATAAACAATCATAATAAACATGGTTAAGTTAAAGAAACCAATACAAAATATATAAGGAATAATTTTCTTTTTTAAAGGGTCTATTACACGGTCTTGAAGAACATTATTATCTAAAAGAATATCTAAAGCCTGAGTAGTAAGATCGTCTCCTTCATCTGTCATGGATTCATTTGTTATAATAAAAAAAGAAAAAAAGAAAAATGTATTAACGCTCCATGAACATGAAATTAAAAAACTTAAACAGTATTTAGAAGAAAATAAAAACGTTTTTTTATGTGGACAATCTGGGTACGGTAAAACTTTTGTATTGAAAGAAGTTTTAAACGAATCAAATAGTATAGAAATATGGGATGAGACTCTGAGAAAAAAAGATATTTTTATGGATACTATAAAAAAATCTAATATGTATAGCTATATAGAAGATTACGAAAGTGATATACACGTTTATAAATCTATTATCGAATCTGTATCTAACGGTGATAAAATAACAAATAAACCTATAGTTATAACATCAAAAAATGTTTATTTTATAGACAACTTCGTTACAATTATTATACCTAAAAGAAGTGAAGAAGAAATAATGTCTCTTAAACCATCACACCCTAATTGTAAGGAAGCTGCTATACTGTGTAAAGGAAATATAAATAATTTTTTTTATTATTTAGATTTTCCAAGTACAAAAGATGTTTTTAAAACACCAAAAGATATTATAAATGACGTTTTATGTAACAATGAAAATATTGATATAACAAGTTCTTTACACGAACATGGTCATGTTTGGTCAGCTATTCAAGAAAATTATTTAGATGCTATAGACGATAACGCCGAAAAAATAACAAATTCAATAACAAACGCAGATGTATACGACGTGGAAATGTATAAAGGTGATTGGGACGTCATGCCTTTTTTTACACTAAACGCCATTAAAATTCCGAAAATGTATTTTACTAAAAAATTAACTCCTGAAAATATACGCCCGGGTAAGTTTTGGACAAAGTTTGGTAACCAAAAAATGAGACAACAAAAAATTAGAAATATACAAATACAGTCATCTTCTAAATTTAATCACCAAGAATTCATGTTATTTAGAATGTATGCACAAATGGGAAACGTTTCTAAATTTAAAGAGTATAATTTAACACCCCAAGACTTTGACGTCATGAACCATTTAGCTATACAAAATAAACTCAAACAACGCGAAGTTACAAAAATAAAAAAGTTGATTAAAGAAGAAATAACAAATTAAAAATAAAAGAATGTCTACAACCACTAACACGGATGATGAAGATGATTTTAAAATCACACGTGTTATTGGTAACGAAATATTATATTACGGGGAAATCACCGACGATGATATCCTCGAATTTATAGAAGAGTTTAAGAAACTCGAAATCAAACTTCTTAAACAAAAGGCGGAACTCATAGGATACGAACCAGTTATACGCGTACACGTGTGTAGCGGAGGTGGTGATTTGTTCGCGGGTCTGAGTGCAATGAACATACTCGAAAAGTCTCGCGTTAAGGTTATCACGATCGCACAAGGTGAATGTGGTTCGGCGGCAACGTTCCTTCTTTTAGGTGGACACGAACGTCTTATCGGTAAGAACGCACACGTTCTCATACACCAAATATCCACGACCGGGTTTTGGGGGAAATACGAGGAAGTTAAGGATGAAATGAAAATGTGCGATAAACTCATGGATATGGTTAAGAAAACGTACCTGGAAAAGACGTCTATTCCAGATAAACAACTTAAGAAACTCATGAAACGTGATATATACTTAGACCCTAACGAGTGTATCAAATACGACGTCGTTCGCGATCTTTATTAATATCGACGTGGCGTTTATACAAACCAATAACAGTCGCAATTATTAAAAATATACACAGTGTATTTGCGTTTAACGGTATAACTGTGTTTTCTGGAGGTTTGAGTCGTTCCATTCGGCTATAGTCGACGACGGGTATTTTATCCGCCATTCT